TGTGGTTGTTAGTCTAGTAATACAAAGTAAGCTTTAGCATTCATCTTACTAAACTTACTTAATCCCTTTTGCATAGAGTCATACTTCTCGTCAACCTCATCTTGTTTAACTTGCATATATACTTTGTGTTCGTCCTCAGTTAGGTCAATACTTTCTCCTGAGAATGGGTTTGTTGTTTTAATCATAGTCCTATATTATCCTATTGACATAGTATAAGTCAAGTGTTATAAATTAAATATGAAATATTATTTAAACATATGTCCAATCTGTGATCAGGAAACCCATTACGATCAATGGGCAAAACCTCAGGTGGCATGTATAAACTGTGGAATAGAAGAATGATTGAAGTTACTTTTATGATTACAATAGTTGCGTTAGTCTTAATAAGTTGGAGAAAATTATGATTGAGTTTTGGCAGATCATGTTCATGGAGTCGCCGATAGAATTAAGAATGCTGATGGTATTCTTCTTGGTGGCTCTTATATGGACGATGTTCAAAAGAACTTGATCCCTGATCCATCCTCGAGATACCTCTGGAGGTCTTGGATGGATCAGGGGTCAAGCGTGAAACTAGCGTATGAGTGAGATGGTCTGGGTAGTTTGCCACCCTCACTCTTGACCAAGCAACAAGTGACCTGGCGTTATTAGTGACGCGGTGTTAACAGCCGGTGTCGTGAAGAGCGCCAAGCCACAAGCGACAAGCAAGCAAGCTTGACAAGCATCAAGCAGTAGGATAATATAGGAGTATACAGAAAGGAATAACATGACACTACAAGCACCCTTGATAAAAGGAGAGAAGAAACAGGAGACATGCGAAGAACAGCTTCGCAGGATGTGCAAGGACATTGCGGACAGCATCAGCGATCCGTTAAAGAAAGAAGACAGGGAGAAAATAGAAGTATCCCCAGCCGCTGATTTTATGGAAGGCGTATACGATATACGTTACATCGTGGACCGGGAGAAGCGTTACCTGGGCGCCGAGCTGATGGTAGCAGGAGGCGGGCCTACAATCTGGGTAAATCTGGATACGAAATATGTCGAAGGTTACTGGGGCGGGGACAAGGTCCTTGAACCTTTCAGAGATGAGTTGGATCTAGATGGTTATTGCGAGGAGATGTATGGCTATTAAAAAATACAAAGTTCATGTTGAGTGGGAAACAGAGGTCGAAGCGTCAAGCGTTGAGGAGGCCATAGAGAAGGGCAGCGATGATTGGTTCTTTGACTACGATCACGAGAACTTCATAGCGGAAGAAAGTTAATGAAGAAGCGTAAGTTTGTTTCTAATAATTTTAGCGTTGAACTTTCAGGCGTCAAGCTTCAAGCGCCAAGCGATTCAAGCTTCAAGCGGCAGGCGTCAAGCCCCAAGCAGCAAGCTTCAAGCTCCAAGCCTCGTTCTGCCAAATCACGGACCGCGGATCCCTCATAAAGTTTTATGATGCCCGGACCGAGGGCCTCGATGCAGATGAAGCTATTGTAAGGATGCGCTACATGATAGGCAATTTGGTGTGGAGAAAACCTAACCTTGTTACCCTTCGTGACTTTAAACTCGACAGTGAAATAGAAGAACTTTTCCGTATATCCCAACGCATCCGGCATGCCAGGAATGGCCATATTCTCTATACGGTGCCACAAAATATTAGGTGTTGCTCTTTTGAACTTTTGGTAAAGTTTTGCTTCTGGTCCCATTAGATTTTCGAGGTGACAACGGACTTCTAAACTCAAGGTATGGAAGACCTGACCTGCTCTTTTTGTAATGTTTTTCTTCGTATAATCTTTTAATGTAACTCATTAATAATCTTTAATATATCCCGGTGGCATTATAAGTAATTCTTCCTTGTTTGGTTTCAAAACAACACGAATAGATGTATCACCTGGCTTGTTACTCTCGTGAACTTCAATACGTTTTATCTCTTCAAGATAACCTCTCTCAGTCATAATATATATTCTGGCATTGCTTACAGCATTACCTTTCTGACCTTTCGGACCAGTTGTAAACTTATCAAGATACTCTTGTAAGTGTCTAACGTACACTAGACATCGCCTTTGTTTCTAAACTCATTCAACATGCTTTGACCTTTGCTATGTAGATCTTCTTTCTCTTTCTTAAGTTGATCTGTTTGACTCTTATAAAAACTAACCTGATCTTTCAGGTAAGATACTTCTTTTCTTAAGTCAGCATTAAGATTTTGATGAGATAAACCTATCCTCATGAGGTCTTCTATTCTACGTTCTAAGTCGTCAGGTCCTCTGTCGTCTTTTTTATTTTTCTCTAAGTCTGCCATCTGTTGTGCAAAGTCTTCTGCATCTTTCTTTGTCATCATACTTGACATTATAGGACTGTTACTCTAAATTGTCAAGTATGGGATTACCAAAGAGATTAACAGAAATGCAAAAGAGATTTGCCGAACTATTAGTATTCGGCGGACCTGAAGGTCCTGTGACTAAATCAGAGGCAGCAAAATTAGCAGGCTACAGCGAGAAGCGTTGTAGACAAGAAGGATCAGAATTAACCAATCCTAAACTTAACCCTTTGGTTGTAAAATATATTGGTGAACTCAAAGAAGAAAGACTTAAAAAGTATGAAGTGAATTACGCCACTCATGTGGCAGAACTTGGGCGAATTAAAGACGCCGCTTTGAGGAAGGGTGCTTGGAGTGCAGCTGTGAATGCGGAAACAAATAGAGGAAAAGCAGCAGGATTATATATAGACCGAAAAATAATAAAAACAGGAAAACTAGAGGACCTATCAGAAGAAGAATTAGAAAACAAAATGAAACAGATTTTAGATGATTACTCACAGATTATAGATGTCACCCCCGACCCAAAAAAGATCGAGGGTGATAAGAAAAAAGACTAGTCTTGGTCTTCATCCTCTTCAATTTCATCTTCGTCCATTTCTGGCTCATCTTGAACTTCCAAAACATCTTTGATGTTAGCGATATCATTCTCTAACTTCTCAATCTTATCTTCTAGCTCTTCGATTTTATTTTTATGATCATCCATAGTTTTCTCCTCCTCTTTGTGGCCCCACATATATTTGCTGTTGACTATCCAATCAATCATTTAGTTTAATATTTTTTCCATTGAAACGATGCACCCCATAGGAAATATATTAGTATCGCTAAATACTTCATCAGTTTCATCATAAGAACTAAACGTAATTAAAAACTTCTTATTCTTCTTAAACACATAGGCTTGTGTAATCATTTTACAGATAGGTAATTTTAACATTTCATCTTTATTCTTGTGCCCGCTGTCGCCGGTGATGTCGAGCCACTTGATTGTATAGAAGTAATACTTCTTCTTATTTATGACTGCATGTTTATATCTTTTTTTCCTTTTCATGTGTGCGACCCCATATGTGTTAAAAATATTTATACCACATTTTTTTAGTAAAAAATCTAAAAGTAGTCGCAAGGGGTAAAATGATACCTATAAATGACCTAGAAACGTTGTGAGAGTAGACGAATAACGTGCGACCCCTAGGTAGTCGCAAGGGGGTCGCAAGGGGGTCGCAAGGGTCGCAAAAACCTAACCATAGGTTGTATTTTTCACGAAAAACCCAAAACGAACACCTCATAGGGGTCGCATGCGACTACCGCCGACCCCTGTGCGACCCCCTGGGGTCGCATCATCTTGTCTAATTAACTGCCACATTTACGCCATAAACTCGCTGCAATATTGCCATTCTTGACTCTGCTTCCTCTATCTTACCCAACAACTTATCAATCTCACCTGTGATATCTATATGCTCTGGTATGATCCTTGTGTCGGTCATCAAGATGGTTATCTTAGCACTAGCGTCGGCTATGTCTGCTTCGTATTTCTTAATCAAAGCATCGTATACAACTTTATGCGCCATAGTATGCTGCCTCCTTTTCATCGTTAATAATATCGTGATATTGATCTAGTCTTTTTAAAAAATCATGTTTTGCTTTACGTAAATTAAAACCGTCAATCTTGAATTCTTGGTAATATAGGTCAGGGGTACATACCATAATTACACATTGTTCAATGTTAGAGCCGTGTACTTGATCATGCGCCATGGCATATGCTGCAGCTTGCAATTTATAATCTCCAATCCACTCTTCTCTCTTGGGTTTGTTAGCTTGCTTGAAGTCAATGATAGTTTCTTTGTCGTTGTGCATTCCAACTAAGTCTGTAGAGCCAGCGTAGAGGCCCGGATAGTATAATGTAACCTCCGACCCGTAATATCCTGAAACAGGAGCTAGACCCACCTCTATGACCTTCTCAGCCATACGTTTTGTCTCTTGTCCTAAATCTGTTAAATCCTCGTAGCCTTTACCTAACACATAGTTTTCCAGATACTTGTGCATACTTGTTCCACGAGTTGCTGATTCGTTCTTTATTCGTTCAGCTTCTTTTCTTCCTTTTCGCGCAATCCAATCCTTTAGAAATTGATCGTCTTTAGTTCGACCCAAAATGGTCGTTACACTAGGTAGTCTATAACCCGCAACATCATAGTTCCGTGAGCCGTGGTCAGTAAATCTTGTACCGCCCACATAGGTATACTTATCTAGTTTTTCTATCATTTCTACTTTTATGACGGCCCATGTACCAATCCCCGGGTTCATAGTTCCAACGTTTACCGTGATGGCCGCGTATATCCGCGTACCACATTCTAATCTTTACTATCGTCTTTTTTAGTTTTAACATATTCAGGTCCAAATTTCGTAATATTATTTAAAGGCGCAGAGTCGTGTATGTTTCCCGACACAGAGATCCTTGTACAATCTGTATGGAAAGGGCTTACCCAGTGTTTCAACCACGCAGGGAATATAAACATATCTCTCTCTACAGGAAAATAGGACATATACGTTACAGCATCTCTCGGTCCTTCACCGTAGATAAATTGTATACCTCCAGGTCCACAGCTTCTACCTTTATACGCTTCGTTTTCTTTTTTCAACTCTTCAGGTATTTTTAAGTAGATTACAAACGACAGCTTACCATCGTGATCGTGTGGTGGATTAAACTCATGTTGCTTCTGATGATTGATCCAAAGCGCCGATAAGATATACTCAGGTGTCTTCTCAAACTTCTTCTTCGTATATGCTTCATAGGCCTGGTTATACAGTCCTAATGCACTGGATACATAAGGCAGTAATCGTCCTCTCGCCTCATCACTATACCCCGTCTCACTTTTAATCTGTCCGGCTAACTTACCTACATAATCTTCTTCATTCTTCTTTGCTTCATTTAATAATTTGTTTTGGAAATCCTCGTTAATACGTAATCGCACAACGCAAGGACCCCAGTTAAACATATCAATCTGTACTTTTGGTATACCTTTCTTATCTTGGTCTTTTGCCATATCCTGTTCCTTCCTCTCTGTTACGCCATCGCTTGTTCCAAGCATAGACATTCATTTTACTACCCCAATGTTCCATCCAACTTAATGGTACATCAATGGTTTTTTTATAACACCAACGTATGTCGGTAATTAAATCAGGTATTGTTTTCATAATAATATTGCTCCAACTAAAAACCCTGCAATAAAACAAATTATTTCTGTTCTATAATACAGATGCCATACATGAAACTTATCAATCCACTTTTTCATCTTCTCCTTTAAAAAATTTT